ACTTGCAATGAATAAAATGGAGGGCGTCTAATTACAGTTAATGTGGTATATGGTAATCCATTTGGGTATAAGTTATATGCAGTTTCTTCTGTTTGATAACTTGCATGGTTTGTTTTTATACCCTTGTCTATGTTTATTTTCTTTGGCTCATTATAATTATCTGACCAATAAAGAACACCATTAATTACTCTGCAGTTTTTGTCAATTCTGTAGTTCTTATTAAAATTAAGACCTTCTTGAACCTGACTATCGTATATAACAGCGTAAACTTGATTATCTACAAAATCAAAACAATAAATTCCGTGGTCACCAAATGTGTTGCATATAAACCATAACATTCTTTGACCTTCCGTATCCACACAACTACCTATACAAATATTAGTTCCGTATGGAGGATAAACCGCTTGAGAAATAAGTGTAGTACCCGGAACATTTTCAACTCTAGCATTACGGCCATATTGAGTAATACCAACACGACCATTCATTATTCTTAAATACTCATTATCTTGTAATAAATGCAATGAATCATCCTGATTCAATCCGCCAGTAAATATCTTTTTACTTCTAATCATTTAATTAGTATTTAGGAGATGCTTGACTATTCTTTTGAACAATTCTTTTAATTTTCTCAACGCTCCAATCAGCTTTTCTAGCTCTTAGGATTTTTCTTTCACGCACGTATTCGTTTTGGGCCATTTGTCTTTCGCCCATATTATAATTTCTATTATTCTCTCTAGTCTGCCAACCAATATAAGCTTGTATCGTTTTTATAGCGTATGGGTCTATTTGAGTAGCCGCATCAGCCTCTTGTCCGTCTGATACATATTGAAGTACAATATTTTCAACAGAATAAGTTTGGTCTAATTGAATTTGATTTCTTTCTTTAAAAATTTGGAAAGTATCTTCTTGATGTCCTGCGCCAAAACCAAAGCTTCTACCAATATTTTCACCGTAATCATTGTATCTTACGGTAAACCATTGAGCATAAGGCAATGCGCCATAATATAATTGAGCAGAGTTTGAATCTGAAGAAGTCACATTTTCATTCCAAGGCTGCTCTGCAAAATTAAAATTTTCATTCAAATTAATAAGAGGATTTAACGTACTTGTAGGAGTCAATGGTCTGATTCTTTGTCCAACCATAACACCAACTGTAACATAATCTTGATAATCACTTGGCAATTCTGCTGCATTAATCGTTTGGTCTACAGGTAATATTTTTGTATTAATTACACGTAAATCATCAAATGTAATATCACGTAAACAATCTGCTGCGTAAACCAAAGACTGCATATACCAATGCAATGGGTATCCTTTTTTTAATAGGAAATTTTTTACTATATAATCTAAAGATGCGGTAGTCATTTTTAATTAATTTTATTTGTTGCTGCACTATAGTTGTCTACTATTCCAGTTTCTGGTGTAACAATTGCGAATTTAGCATATACCTTTTCTATAATTTCATCTTCAGCTCCAGCAGGTATGGGTAATGGGTCTGTATTTGAATAAAGTGAAATATCCATAACCACCAAGTACATATTTACTGTACTAACCCCCAATAGTGTAATATCTTTTGAGAAAACAACAGTAAAGTTTCTTAACTCATACCAAACACTACCTAACAAATCATTTAATAATTTATCTGCTCTTATTAAAGCTCCTTGCCCTAAAGGAACAGGAATATAGTCATTGTCATTTTCATCAGTAACACGATATACCCCCATATTTCTAGGAAGGGATATTGGCATTACAGGCAATGTAGCTTTTGCTCTTTCTCCAAAACTTGTTACCGGAATATTTTCATAATAAGCAACCATTAGATTATCTGGAATAGTTTCACCGGTAGGTAAGGTAGCTGAATAGTACTGCATTTGAAAAGTTGCATTAACAACTTGCTCAATCGCTTTTACCACATCTTCCATTTGAACAGGCTGGTTGCTATCTCTATAACCACCAGCTAATCTTGTTAGGATTTGTTCAGCCATTAAATATTTAGTAGTGCCTGCCATTTTTATTTAGTTTCTTGAGTTTGAATCTGAGCAAATTGCTGAATATCTTGTTCAGCCATGTTAATACTCCAAAACTTCAATGCTCTTGATATAATATTGTTGATATAAACGTCTGTAAATTCTAATTGTGTGCTAGTATTAGGGTCGTAAGTTATAGTTCTACCTGATTGTGTGTATCCTAAAACAGGAGTAGCTGGCCTTCTCAAGTAATTATAAAAACCAGATTGAGTAGCCGCAGGATATAATCTAAATCCAACTGACGCATCAATTGCAATAGGATTGCTAGTAGAAACAACTCTTAATTGACTTTTTAAAGCTAACGCTAATTCATCTTCATTCAAAAACCTTACATTGTTGATTGTGCTGCCACTAACAGTATAAGCACCACCAATTAAATGCAAGTAATCAGCATCAAAAGTTACTAATCCTGTTGAATCTGACGTGAAACTTTTCTGAACTCTTAATTTTCGTATTGCATCATGAATTATTTGTGTTGCACCATAAGTTGAAAACCATTCTTCAGTCGCTTCTAATTGTGCATTATCTAGCGTTTGCATAGCTTCATTTACAGTTACAAAAACTCCACGTTCTTTACGAACAATGAATAGCATTTGATTGTATATGTCATTTATATTATAAGCCATCTTCTTCCTCCCAAATTCCCAGCGCTCTGCGGGATTTTATTAAATAATAATTTTTACCGTTGTATTCGTATTTCTCCAAATACTTCTCCTCAAAACCAACAACATCACCTTCTTTTAAACCAGAATCTTCTGGAGCTGAAATAACTTTAGCTCTATCTCCAAGTCTTGCCTTGAATGTGCTCTGCGGCAACTCTATTCCCATTTGGGTTAATACTTCTTTTTTCAGAACCTTGGCATCCATGGATAAAATTACCACGATTGTCGCTGAATGTTCCAGACCAAGTATGTGTAATCTTGCCCGGCATTGCTACAATGAATATTTTTTCACCCTTACCATTAATAAATTTCTGATAGTACGGGCTATCTTTTGTAACTTCTGTAAAATAAGCTCCATCTGATTCAAATTTTCTTTCAGCAACTACTGAATAATCAAATAAAACTTTATCTCCAACTTTTAATTTAGAAACTGTTTCAGAATATTCTCCTTTAGGGTTTTCTGGCAATGCTGCTATTTCACCAACAACGGTTGCGTTCCATTCTGGTCGGAATGAACCGTCTAGGTATAACTCTAAATCACCTACTTTGATTGTATCTTGAATAGGCTTGTCTAAATTAAGAAAAATATGGTTTATCGGTTGTGCGCTCATAGATGGTATAAAATTAAGTTTTTTATAGGATATAAAAATAAAATGCCCCCAAAATTTTGAAGGCATTTTAAATAATGGGTTAAATCATTAGATTATTGCGTCAATATAAAGCTCATCAGGAATAAGTCTAAACTGCTGTCCGTTAACCTCAATGTCAACTCCTACAGTACTAGCAAACATAATTTTATCTCCTTTTGCAACATTTTCAGCCTCTTTACCAGCCATTTCTACAACTCCTGTGATAAAGTCTTTTTGAGCTGTTTCTGGCAAGTAAAGACCACTATCTGTCCTATCTTTAGGGGCATCTAGTTTTACAAGCACTCTTTTGCCTAATGGTGTGAATTTTTGTTTCATTTAATTTAATTTAATTTATTTACAAAAGTAATCATTTATTTCCAATTATGCGGTATATCCATATCAATTCCCATGCCATTCATTGCGTTTCCATAAACCCTGACTTCTTCTGAGTAATAATGCTTAACTACGCCACCTTTTAGCCTAACAAGCCATACCGAGTTTACATTTAACCCATAGTCAATCAATAAAATACATTCACCAGCTCCATGTGGAGTATGAACTTTTATAGGGGTTGAAAATTCATGTATCATAGCACAAAATATAAATATAAAACAATCCAACTAATTGTTGCGGAAACGGATAATCCAATAATAAACGACAAAATATTGAATTGGAACTTTTGATACTCTTTTCCAGCATAAAAGCCCATTTGGTAGTATTTTTTGTTTACATCATTCATTGTTATTTTTTAAAACCCTCACTGCGTAATACTTTCCGTTTATACCCTTAATTCTTTTACCAACCTTTCTATTTTTAAAAACAGCGTCAATTTTAACGCCAAGTAGGGCTGCGACCTCAGCAGCAGAATCTAGGGTAATAACCTTCTTTTTTCTTTCTTCTAAATCCAAGGAGCAATCATAAACCAAGTGTGTCAGCTCTTTTTCTATTTCACCAACAAACTCTGCTTTTCCTATATACTGCCTTGGATTATTTTTACTTGATTTAAAAGCCATCTATCTATTCGTTTCTTTTTCTAAATATTCTTTCATTTTTTTGGTAGCCTTTGCGTTCTTGTCTATTCTAGGATTAAACCTATAGTCGTACCATGTTACATAGTTACCAAACTGGTCTCTACCTTCCATTTTAACACGGCTAACAACACATCCAAACGGTTTCTCCACCTCTCTTGGTATTTCCCTAGCTGGATTACTGTAACCAGTAAGTTTAATAGAATTACTTACATTGATAATATCGCCTTTCAATAGCGATTTGATTAAAGCGCATTTCTTGTTCATGTGTATTTGGTTTGATTTAGTTATTTTCCTTGACCTCGGTACTTAGAAACGGATTTTTGTTTTGGTCCTCGTGTTTTTTGTGCTTTTCCGCCCTTTCTTTTCCCGAAGCTTAGTTTTGTTGAAGTTCCTGTAGCTTTTGCCATAAATTAATTTTTAATAAAATTAATCATTTTTACAAAACTACTAAAATTTTTAATTTAATTAATAGTTAATTTAAAATGGAACTTCTTCACCTTTTTCAGACTTACTGCTAGATAAAAGTTGCAAGCTAGAAACTCTAACCGATAATTGCGGAACTACTTCGTTAGCGCTATTAGAATAAGTTTTAGCTTCTGGCTTCCCTTCTAAGTAAACCTGAGTTCCTTTTTTTAAGTAATTTCCTAAATTAATTTTTTCGGTCCAATACGCACAACTTACCCAAGTTGTTTTTGAAACTTCTGCGTTTTCAGCGTTTTTATACTTCTCTGTGTGTGCGACAGAAAAATTAATTACATTTTTTCCGCCAACATTGTTGACTACTGCATCTTGTCCTAAATTTCCGATTAACTGTAACTTTAACATTGTGTTTTGTTTTTTATATTATTAAAAATCTATTTGACTAATATCATCTATAACACCTTGGTTATCCCAATTAGGTGGCAAGTCTAATTTTGCTTGCTTACCCTTCCAACTATTCCAAAAATCATATTTCTTTTTATTCAAAATATCCTGAATAATATCTCTACCCTGAACAAAGAATCTTCTAGTATTCCATATATACTCAATTGTCATGAAGCCTCTTTTTCCTACACTTTTCTTTTTTATCTTTTTGAAGTGAACTTCGGCCAATGGATTATTCGTATCTATTTGAGCAAATGGTCTATGGTAAACCATAATATTATTCATCTTATTATTCCACATTGCGCCATCTGCAATATCAAATACATCCGGACACTCATAGTTTCCTGATTTATCTTTTTGCATTGATTTAGGATGCGCAATAATCCAAAAGTAAACATCGTTCTTTTGAGCAAACCTAGCACAATCTGCTAAAAATGTTTCTAAATATTTATCGGTCCTTCCACCAAAACCTTTATAATCATTTGTAAGCTGATTAAATGGGTCAATACAACAAAAGTCAACCTTCTCTTGAATAATTAATTCTAAAAACTTTTCTTTTACATATTGAGGTGTTGGTGACAACATTTCAGCGCTTATGTAGAATATATGCTTTGATACAAAATCATAAGCTGCTTCATAAACTTTATTTGGAGGTCTATTTGGATTGTATGGAGTACACTCACATCCTAACACCATTTCAACATAATCATGAAAATATTCTTCAGCAGGGGTATCTTCCGGTGAAAAAGTAGCAATCTTTTCTCCAAACAATAAAATCCTTGTAAGTATATACCATTTTTTAAAAGCACTCTTACCATAGTTACCAATACCAGTAAGTAATGTAATCTCTCCTCTTTTTGGCTTAAAATGAAAATCTATTTCAGGTACACCAATACCAATAACCTTTTCAAAACCTTTTTCATTAATCTGTAAAGCTCTTTCTTTTACATCAATACCATAAACAACATCTTCGACTCTGTAATTCTCATCCTGATGCTCTTGAAAATCTTTCTTTACATTAATCTCACTTCTTGTTGTGCTATCTACTAATACTTCTTTCTGTATTGTTGCGGTATTGAAATTATGCCTACTTGCTCTATATGCACTTTTGATTGCATTTTTCATTTCGCTCATAGTAAAGTCATTACTAACTGTGTACTCTGATGAAATAAGATTTATTGCAGAATCTTCTTCAATACCAAAACGGCAACACGCTGATGCTAACTTAAAAATATAAATATTTCTTTCTCCGGTTACAAACGCATCGTTTCTATTTGTTAACCATTTTAATATCTTAGTAAAATTTTCAGAATCACTACCAATAGCATCTTGTTTTACTAATTTCTTCTCTACGGTTTTTATCTTATTAAAAACTTCAGCTTTTTCATTAATATAAATTTCAGGGTCATAGCTTTCGTAACAAACACGACTAGGATTAATTCCGCTTTTATCTATTTCAGGAAAAACTTCTTGTAAAGATTGAAAGTGCTCTCTATGTTTTGAGCCATCGGCAATTTTAATTAACGCTTTCAATCCATTACCTGATGGACTAACCCAACAAGCATAAACGAATGGTTTTGAAATTATCTCTGTTTGTTTTTCTCTTAAATCACTAACATCATCAAAATCTAAAACTATAAATCCACTATGCTCAATTATCTGCTCATCTTTTCTGTCGCTACCAAACCTTCCACTAAAACAAACGGATGGTAGATTAGCTTTTAATTTTTGAGATTTTGATTTATCTAGTGTTCCACGAATCTCATTAACCAAAGCCATACTTTTACCTGAAGATATTCTAGATAAAGCATCACTTACGGATATGTAAAATGGGTTCTTGGAAAATATGTTTTCAAATATTGTTACTTGCATCGTTTTATTTTATAAAGATTGGCCTAATTCAGATTGTCTTTTTTTGTATTCCTCTAATTCAGCGTTTAATTTATTTTCAGTATTTAATTTAATTATTTTTGGCTTTACCTTACCCTTCTCCATGACCGCATCAACAACCCATCTTTTAATCGTTAAATAATCAGACTTGGTTGTATAGGATTTTTCAATTTTATAAGAAGATAGTAAATCGTAACAGGCATTAACAAAATCTTGACCATATTCGGATACTAGCTTTTCATTTTCATTTTCTAACAAACTGATGTTATCTCGGTATGCTGTTTCCTTTACTTTACTTTCCTTTTCTTTCTTTTCTTTTCCTTTACTTTCCTTTCCTTTAATAGCATCATTTCGCATACCGACTGCATTGCGTTTGCTATGCGACTGCATTGCGTTTGCATTAACTAATTGATTATCAGTACCGTTAGACCATCTTAAATTAGCCGCATTTCGTGCAGATTCTGTTTTTTTCTGCATAGAACGACACAATCTTTCAGAAAAAAAATGTGTGTCATCTATAGTAAATAATTCATAGTTTTTTATAACTGTTTCTACTTTTTCCTTAGAAGTACCCCATCTTTTAGCATAACTTCCAGTAAGCGCTATAGGTAATCGGTAGTCAGTTTCATTCCTTAACTTCTCAATTAACGCCCAAAATATACCATAACCTTCCATACCTAATTGGTCAATAAGTATCATACATTTAGGGTCATCCTGAGAATTACTATCGTGTGAAAAATAATAAGCATCTTTTGCCATTGCAATATTTTGTCGGTATTAGAAATTTACTTGGTACGGGAAGGCAGCTCTTATTTTTTCTAGCTGCTTATCAGTTGGGATTAATCTTCCAGATACAATCCTTGATATTTCAGACTCCTGAATACCGGTTTTCTTTGCTAGCCACCTATTTGTCCTTCCATCTAGGGCTATTTTCAATAGTGCTGTTAGTGTTCTTTGTGGTTCCATTGTTTTTAGGTTATTTATGCAAAGTAAGTGATAAAAAATCAAAAATACAAAAATGTAGACAAATAAATTTTTTATGAAAAAATATTTGTTTTTAATTTAATTAATCATATCTTTGCATTATGATTGAAAATAGAGATAATATCTACAAACTTGCAGAATTATTAGACTTTGTAATAGAGGTTTATAGAGACGGTGTGTTTATTGGTAAATATAGGTACATAAATGGCAAAGTAACAAAAATAGATTAGTATGGGTACTGTAAAAAAGAGTTTTAAATACACTTTTGGTAACCCTAAAAATTGCTCAGGAGTAAAAAAGGGTTTAAATGTAAAGATGGTTATTTGTAAAAATAATAATAAAGTTTACAGTAGTATATCTGAAGTTGCTAAAGAACAAAATGTATCAATAAGCCATATATCAAGATGTATAAGAATAGACGCTGAAGTTAATGGATTGTTTTTTGAATTTATAAAATAATAATAAAATGGAAATTAATTACAAGAACGAGTTATTTGAAATAGCAGGTAAAATGGAAATGATTGTTGATTTTACTGAAATAATTGAAAGAGTTCCTAAGACATTACAAGATGATAGTGAAGATGAGGTTACTATAGAATTGAATTCTGTAGAGGTTGTTATAGCAGGTAGGGGAATAGATATTTTACCTAAATTAACTGATAAGCAAAAAGAAGAAGTGATTAATAATTTAAGCATACATTAGATGAAGTATTCTTCAAGTTTTACTCACGATTTGAATTTTGGAGAATCTGGTGAGGATTGGGTAAATGAAATATTTGCAAAAGGTAAAAAGGTAGAAGTAAAAACAGACCGAATGACACATAAAACAGGAAATGTTTTTATAGAGTATGAGTCTAGAGGTAAGCCATCTGGAATTGCAACAACTGATGCTGATTATTGGGTTTATAAAATAGATGAAGTAGGATTTGCAATTATATTTGAAGTTGAAATATTAAAAGCTAAACTTAGAAAATATTATACAGACGGAATGTATTTAAAAAAAGGTGGAGATAATGATACGTCAAAAGGTTTTTTAGTTCCAATTATACAATTATTTAAAAAATGAGAAGTACGATAATTAATAAAAAGAAAATTTGTATTTCGTGCGGCACATTAGATTATCATTTTTCTAAAAAAATGTGTAAGCAATGTCAAAGATGGCATGGTTGCCTGTTATACATCTGGTAAAATAATGAGATGGCAAGAGTCTCAGTGCGGACATTTTATTAGCCGTAAAAATTATGCAACTAGATGGCTTCCGCAGAATTGTAGGCCACAATCAGAATACGACAATTGTTTTCTATCAGGAAACATTGATGTGTATAGGCAAAAGCTAGAAGAAGAAGAACCGGGTATTGTAGAGTATCTTCAAGAAGAAGCTAGGCAGGTTTCTAAGCCAACAAGAGATGAGTTAAAATCTTTAATTATAGAATACAGACATAAACTAAATTTAGTAAAGAAAAAATTTGAAAAATGAGTGTAGAGTTGAATGAGTATTTAGAAAGACCAGAAGTTGAAACAGAGACATTGCTTTACAAAAGAAGATTGGAAGCAAAGATTATTGAAAGATTTAAAAAAGAGTTTAAAGAAAAAATTGGGTATGAGCCTCATGTTTTAACCATGATAGATGAAAGGTCTGATATACCAAAGGTTCCTATTTTAATGCTTAGGGATTTTATTGATGGATTAATGAAAGAAAAGTTCGGTAATCAAAGAATCGGTAATGATATAGCTCGTTTAGCAAACAGTGGTAGACATCGTGATATAGTTAATTACAGATTCATATACTTTAAATTAGCTAGAATGATGGGTAATTCATTTGCCTCAATTGGTCAAACTATTGCAACAAGTAAAACAAGGAAATACGACCATACAACAGTAATGTATGCGTGTAAGTGTTTTGATGATTTAATTAATACAAACGAGGAATTTAGGACTATATATTTAGACCTAGTAATTAAATTAAAAGAAAAGTTTGCAAAAAAAGATTTAGTGTTCAACTAAAAATATATCAAAAACCAAAAAAATAATATAATTTTACACAGTTCTCATGTGTGTTTTTTGGTTTGATTTAGTTAGGGCCCCTATTATTCTTAATGGGGGCTTTTTTATACAAGGTCTATTTCTAGTTCTTCTTCTGTAAAAGGGATTAAATTTAATTTAATTAGTAAATCATTTAGCATACAAAGAAGCTGGTAGTCGGATAGGTATTTCAGGTTTCTAACCTTTTCATTGGCTATTAATGATAGTTTAACTACTTGGCTTTCATAATTTGACCTTAAATAATAGTTTTTCATAGTTTATCTGTGACAAAATGCGCCGCAACTTGTCTCTTTTTTTAATGATTTGTATAATTTATCAATATCCGGAAACATTGATTTTTCGTTTTCACAATCAGCCATTAAATCTCTAAGTCTTTTCCCGTTACCCATTATTGAATAAAATTTCTTCCTTTTATCTTGAATTTTTTCCTCAAATTCCAATACCTCCATAAATTCTTTATTATTCAAATGATACATAGCCCTGTATTCTTTTTCGCTTTTGAAAAAACACATCCTACATCCTCCTCGCATCATATATACAGGGAAATTTGGGTGCATACCATGTTTTTTCAATATTTCTTCGCAATCATTCCTGTCATAACCATCTGCAATCAAAGGGTAGGTATATTTTACATTTGGCATAGCTTCTAAACTACCAGTTCTACCTTGTTCATCATAATTAAATCCAATCATTAATTCACATTCCCCTTGTTCTTTTAAGTATTTATCAATTGGAGCAGCTTTAAAATAATTTGTACAAAATCTCATTTGTTGGCTAGGCATAACCTTGCAAGCAACTATCAAATCCTCTAAACTAGAGTATAATTGACCTTTATACAATTTCCCCCCCCCTATTTTAATTAAATTAAATTCACCATTATGAAAGTCTTTTAAATAATCTTCAACTTTATTAATCCTTTCATACATTTCACCATGTTCTGCACCGGTATCACACCAAATAGCAGTCGCTCCTTTGCCATAAAGCAAACACATTGTAGTTGACTCAACACCGCCACTAAAGCTTATAAATCTTTTCATATTACTTTTTAATTAATTAAAATCCATACTTTTTAAGTTCCAATTCTATCTTGATAATATAATCCAACGCAACACTTATCTTTCCCTTTTTTAACATTTTTTGGAAATTACCCTTATCTATTCCTATTTCAGAACACATAGTCGACCATTTAAACTTATTATGAGATTTAATCCATAAAAGTATCCGCTTGCATCTTTCATCTTCAGATTGGTCTAAAGTTTTAATTTTTGTAACTTCTTTGTCTTTTACGATAAAATCACTTTTTGATTCCTTCGTATAAAGTATCTGTCTTTGTATCTTTTTTTCCATTTAACAAAAATACTACAAAAGTTGTAAATAAAAAATATATTTTACTACAAAAGTTGTAAATATATTCAAATGTAGCTACCAAAAATATGTTTTTTAATTTAATTAATGGCTATTTTTTAATTTAATTTACGCATAAAAATTAACTTAATTAGCCCCAAAATAGCCCATATTTGAACTTAAAATCAAAATATTGAATTTAAAGCCCATTTTAGCCCTTATTTTTTCAAAATGACCCTACCCCCTTACACACATAACCAAACACCAAACAAGATACCAAAGAAACGCAATAGAGCGCAATAGCTTTGCCCGTACCCGAAACCAACAAAGCGCAATAACACAACATAG